ATAGTATGATGTATTGGCACAGGCACTACATGATGTGGAAAAAAGAAAATAAATAAATTTGCATAAGGGTTTCTGATATACATTTGGCTATGTATAAGATGAACTATTGACGGTTGCGGATAGTAAGCGTATAAACCGCACATAATTTATAACACGTATCACCAAGGCGGCCATCAGGCGGCTTTTTTTTGTGTGAGAATTAAACCAGGGTGCCGTACAAAGCAAGGCAGGCATTGATAATCAATATCACAAGGTACTGATAATCATTATCGGGTGTAGGTAATTCAAGTCACACGCTTTTTCTATTCACGAGGATTTTTGACAAGCTATACAGCGGTAAAACGAGGCTTTCTATGAATATAACGTCGAATGCTGATGAAGTTGTAAAGGCATTGCGTAATATCCAGAGGCAGATACCGTTTATTGCGTCTCGCACATTGAACGAGACAGGCAAGGCTATGGTGGTCGCTGAGAACAGGAAAATAGGCCAAGTGTTTGATAATCCTGTACCGGCAACGCAAAAAGCCGTTGCATTATCCAAGCGTGCTACAAAGGGTGATTTGACGGCCAATGTAATTGTTAAGGACAATATTGGCAAGGGTAATTCTCCGGTTCAGTGGTTATATGCTGAGGTAATGGGCGGCGTTCGGCGTAGAAAGCGCAGTGAGAAGGCTCTGACGTCTGCCATAGGTCATCGTGGAATTGCTATACCGGCGTTTGATTACAAGCGGAACAGATACGGCAACGTAACCGGAGCATCTTACAGCAAAGCCATTAAAAGCTTGAGGGCAAAAGATGGAAAGTTTTTCAGGGGCCGTGGCAAGCAGCGAAACATCATTTATGAAAAGACAAAGGCTGCTGACAATAAAAAGGCGCGGCCATTCCTGATATTAGCAAACAGGGCAAAGTATCATAAGCGATTCCATTTCTTCAAGATTGGTGAGCAAGAGTTCAAGCGGAATAACAGCATCATCTTTAACCGTGAGTTTACCAAGGCTTTGAAAACGTCTGGCTGGTCAAGTAAGGGTTCACCGGTGGTTAGTCGCGGCAAGTTTGGAGACTTCAAGAAAAAATGAGAGAGATAAGTGTTTTAGCCATTTCAGAGTTGACGGGGCGCAGCCGCGTAACTGTTGAGAAATATATCACTGAGAAGGGCATCCAGCCTATCCGCGTTGATGGCCGTAACAGGGTATTCAATTCAGAGGACTTGCTTTCATTTAAGCTGATGGAGAAAGAGGTAGCTCGTTCAAGCACGGATATTGATTGGGACGCTGAAAGGGCGCGTGAAACGAAAGAGCGTGCTGACAACCTTGAATTGAAGAATGCACAGCTAAGGCGAGAATTGATACCAGTTGAATTGATGTCATGGACACTTGGTAACATAGGTGCCCAAATTTCAGCCGTACTTGAGTCCATTCCGGTTAAGTTGAAGCGCAGGATGGCAAGACTTGGTGCTGCTGAGGTTGACATTATCAAAGGTGAGATTGCCAAGTGCCAGAATATAGCCGCTGATATAAAGGTAGACTTTGACGAATATGAAAATCAGTCGTGAGGCGAGGTTCGTACTTGAGCGCGACATTAGCAAGGGGCTTGAGTCATTAAGGCGGCCTGAACCATTAAGACTATCACAATGGGCTGAGCGGTACTTTTATCTTTCTGCTGAGTCATCGTATGTTGAGGGCAAGTGGGAGGCGTTCCCGTTTCAGGTAGCCATCATGGATTGCATATCCAATGATGACATTCGTGAAATTGTGTTCATAAAATCGGCTCGGGTCGGGGCGACAAAGCTAATGCTTGCTGCGATAGGGTTCTTTGCACACCATAAAAGGCGTAATCAAGCTATTTGGCAGCCGGTAGATGGCGACATTACCGAGTTTGTTAAGACCGAGATTGACACTATGATAAGGGACGTTCCGGCGTTGCGTTCGATCTTTCCGTATCACGGCAAAAAACATAAAAACAACACGCTTGAGCAGAAGATGTTTATCGGTTCCACCCTGCACATGCGCGGCGGCAAGGCTGCAAAGAACTATCGCAGAATATCACCTGATGTTGTGTACCTTGATGAACTGGACGGCTTCGATGGTGACATTGAGAAAGAGGGTTCTCCTGTGTCGTTGGCTGCAAAGCGAATTGAAGGCGCGACCTTTCCCAAAATGGTAATGGGTTCAACGCCGAAGCTGAAAGAATCATCCATGATAGGGTCACAGGCCGAAGCTGCTGATATGTATTTCAAGTTTTATATCCCGTGTCCTCATTGCGAGCATGAGCAGCCGCTTGAGTGGGGTGGAAAGGACGCTGAACACGGCTTTAAGTGGCAAGGTGATGACGCATGTAGTGTTGAATATCTGTGCAGTGGCTGCCATGCAATGTTCAAGCAGGATGATTACCTGAAGGTATGGGATAAAGGCCGCTGGATGACCACTGACGGCATGTGGATTGATGATTATAACATATTCCACAACGCTGATGGAGAAGTAATTTCGGCACCACAATCAGTCGCGTTTCATATCTGGACAGCTTATAGCCCTATGACCGAATGGAGTCAGATTGTCGCTGATTTCATTAAGGCGAAGAATGACCCATCGAAGCTTAAAGGCTTTGTGAATCTTACCCTTGGTGAGCCTTGGGAAGAAGATGAAGGCAAGCATACAGACGCAGAGTTCCTGTATAAGCGCAGAGAGTATTATGAAGCAGAAGTGCCTGATGGCGTAAATGTTCTGACTATCGGCGCTGATGTTCAGGATGATCGTGTTGAATATTCTGTATGGGGATGGGGTGTAGGTGAAGAAAGCTGGCTGATAGATCACAAAGCGATTTATGGTGATTTGACGGCACGTACATTCTGGCTTTCGCTGGCATCGTCATTCAGGAAAACGTATAGAAACAAGGATGGCACGATATTTGATGTCAAAATGGCGTGCATTGATAGTGGCGGTCATTTTACGTCTGAGGTGTATAGCTTTTCAAAGTCAGTAGGGCTTCGGTTTGCTGTCCCGATTAAAGGTGCAAATGTTGCTGGTAAGCCGGTAGCTACGTTCCCCCGCAAAAGAAGCAAGGATGGTGTTTATCTCACCTTTGTGGGCACGGATACAGCTAAGGATTTGATTTACTTTAGAAGTCAGCAGTTTGACCCCGGTGAAGGGTACATCCATTTTCCTGTAGAGGATTGGTGTTCGCTTGAATATTTCGCGCAGTTCTCTGCCGAGACAAGAAAGAAGGTTTACACAAAAGGCAGGCCATCGTTTCAATGGGTATGCAAAAACGGTGTAAGGAATGAGGCATGGGATTGTTATGTATATGCCCTTGCAGCGATACGCATATTACAGCAGGACATGGGTATCGTACTTGACAGACAAGAGCATATTGAAGTGGAACCAGACCCCGTTGTGATTCAGAAGGCTGTCCAGCAGGTAAATCCGTTCACTGGAGCAAAAAATTGGTTTTAGCGCGTAAAAGGAGAGATTGATGTCAACAATTACATTGGCAGAAGCCCAATCGCAGCTAACCGCGTGGCTTGCTGCATCACAGGCCATTGCAACCGGACAGGAATATTGGATTAGTGGCCGCAGAATGAAAAGGGCTGATGCTGGCGAGGTTCGCAGGCAGATAAATTACTGGTCATCTATGGTCACTGCATTAACAAACAATGCGGCAGGCATGCCAACGATTTCATATTCACTGGCGGAATTTAAGTGATGAACATTTTTGAAAAGGGTATCAGTGTAGTAGCGCCATCGTGGGATGCGAGCAGGGCAAGAAACAGGGCTGTTATAAAGGCTTATGAAGCTGCCAAATCTGACCGGCTCAATGCAGCCGTTGCCGACAAAGGAAGTGGCGATGCTGTAATGTCATGGTCAGCCTATAATCTCAGGATTAAGGCTCGCGACATGGACAGAAATAATGACATAATTCATGGCGCATTAAATGTTCTGGAAGATAACATTGTAGGCACTGGAATACGTCCAGAGCCGCAAGTGAAACTGGTATCCGGTGATTTTGCTGACGAAGTAAATGAGCAGCTTGTGGAGTTGTGGAAAGATTGGATACGCAAGCCAGAGGTAAGCGGCGAGCTTGATTATTATTCAGCGCAGCGTTTGAAATTGCGCACATTGATGCGCGATGGCGAAGTGCTACAACAATACTTGCCGGGCAATATCCCTTTTTTGAAGCATAGTACAAGGGTTCCGTTCTCTATTGAATTGCTTGAGCCTGATTATCTGCCATTCATGTTAAGCAATTTCACTGATGGGATTGTTCAGGGCGTAAAGAAGAACGCATGGGGCAAGCCTGTTGCATATCACCTTTACAAACAGCATCCGGGCGATTTGATGAATAGCAACACGCTATCCTCATCTGCAATCAAAGTGGTGCCTGCCGATAAGATAGGTCATATCAAATTGATTGACCGAATTGGGCAGACAAGGGGTGTTACTGCCTTGTCATCTGTAATGAACAGGATGAATGATATTAAGGATATTGAAAGCTACGAGCGCGTTGCAGCGAAAATAGCGGCATCCATGACTGGTTACATAAAGAAGGGAACGCCTGATATGTTCGTTAACTCAGGTACTACACAGCGGCAGATGACGTTCGAGCCGGGCATGATTTTCGATACCCTGAATCAAGGTGAAGAGGTTGGCACAATCGACTCGAACCGGCCAAACCCCAATGTTGTGCCATTCCGTGATGGACAATTACGGGCGGCGGCATCCGGCTTGGGTGTTTCGTTCTCCAGTATGTCAAACAACTTCGAGGGTTCATATTCATCACGCAGGCAGGAGAACGTAGAGCAGTATGGCCGTTACGGTGTGATTTGGCATTACTTCAAGGAGAGTTCCGAGCGGCCTGTATGGGAGCATTTTGCACTGATGGCAATGACTGCCGGTTTGATAGATGCGCCATCCGATATTGATATTAACACACTTGATGATGTTACTTTCAGTCGCCCACCTATGCCGGTGATTGACCCTGTTAAGGAATCATCTGCGAATCAGAAAGATTTGGATATGCGCGTAACCAGCCGTTCGGAGATAATCAGAAGCCGTGGCGAGAATCCGCATGATGTCCGCAAGCAAATTGCAAGTGAAAAACAGAAAGATGAAGCGGCAGGTTTAGTTGATGCCGCACAAGGAGCTGGTAATGGGTAAATGGTATGAAATAAAGGCGCTTGGGAATAAAACAGGTGAAGTGTCAATAATTGGAGAGATTGGATACGAAGTTAGCGCAAAAGAGTTTTCTAAAGAATTAAAATCGCTTGGTGACGTTGACAATATAAGCGTAATTATCAATTCGCCGGGTGGCTCCGTTCCAGAGGGTTCCGGAGTATATTCTGCACTCCGGAAACATCCGGCAAATGTCCATGTGAGCATAGAGGGTATAGCATTATCTATGGGGAGCGTTATATCACAAGCAGGGGATACCGTATCCATAGCCGATAATGCTGTATTTATGATGCATATGCCCATGTCTGGCGTTTATGGCAACCCCAACGACATGAGAAAGCAGGCTGATGTGCTGGAAAAATTCGCACATGGAATTAAGTCAAGCTATATGAAGAAGTCGGGTCGAACAGAGGAAGAAATAACGGCGCTTTTGGAAGAGGAAACATGGTTCACAGCACAAGAGGCAGTTGATGCAGGCTTTGCTGATGAAGTAAGCGATGCCGTTGAGGTTAGTGCCAGTTTTGACCTTTCCAAGTTTAATAATATACCTGATTCGGTTTTAGACCGTCTCACGGCACCAGTTTCGGCGAAAGCTGAAGAAACCCCGGTCGGTGGCCGGAAATCCCAAGAAAGAGGTGATAATATGTCTGATAAAAAAGACAAGGCCACTGATAACACAGTGGACGTAAAGGCAATCGCTGCCAAGGCCAAGGCCGAAGCATTGAACGCCGAAAAAGAGCGTTGCGACAAAATTCGTGCAGTGTTCGCAAAACATGAATCACACATTGCTGTGATGACAGAGTGCCTGAGTGATATGGATACTACTGTCGATGCCGCACGTCAGAAATTGCTTGATGCAATCGGCGCTGAATCCAAGCCAATCGGCTCCAATGTTATTATTGGTGCAGATGCGGTTGATAAGTTCCGTGAAGGTGCATCCAAGGCATTGCAGATTCGTGCCGGTATCGAAAAAGACGATGGGCAAAATGAATTCCGTGGTATGTCTATGAAGGACTTGGCACGTCATTCGCTGGAGATTCATAATGTGTCCACTCGTGGTATGCGTGCATTGGACATCGTTGGTGCCGCGTTTACTCATTCCTCAAGTGATTTTCCTTACTTGCTGGAAAACAGTATCGGTAAGAAGCTGCAAACAGCTTACGGAACTGCTGCTGAGACATGGCGCGAATGGTGTTTGGTTGGCGAAGTTGCCGATTTCAAGGTAAACAGCCGTATTCGTATGGGTTCTTTCAATTCACTTGATGTAATTGCTGAAAATGGGGAATACACTCACGGCACTATCGGTGAAGAAAAAGAGACCATCCAAGCACAGACCAAGGGTAAGATGATTTCGCTGTCACGTCAGATGATTATCAATGATGATCTGAACGGATTTATGCGTATCGCTGGCCTGATGGGTCGCGCTGCCGCACGTACCGTTGGTAATGATGCTTATGGTGTTCTGACTGCTAACGCGGCTATGGGTGATGGTATTGCATTGTTCCACGCAAGCCACAACAACACAGCTACAGCAGCCGCACCTACCGTGTCATCTGTTGGTATCGCTCGCAAGCAGATGCGTTTGCAGAAAGACCCCGACAACAATGACACCTTGGATATTCGCCCTGCTTATATCCTCGGCCCTGTCGCGCTGGAGGATACTCTGGATGTATTGATGCGATCTGAAACTGACCCTGCACAGTCAAACAGCAAGAAGCCTAACGCTGTTCGCAATGCTGCACGGGTAATTACCGATCCGCGTCTTGATGCCACATCTTCAACTGCATGGTATCTGCTGGCTGACCAGAATGATGTACCTACTGTTGAGGTTGCATTCCTTGATGGTGTTGATACTCCGTATCTGGAAAGCAAAAACGGATTCACCATTGACGGCGTTCAGTGGAAGGTTCGTTTAGACTATGGCGTAGCTGCTGCTGATTGGCGCGGCGCTCAGTATAACGCAGGCGTATAATCTGTGACCTTATGGGGTGGCCTTCGGGCTGCCCCTATTTAATCTAATTCAAGGAGAATTAAAATGGCAAAAACTTATGTGCAAGACGGAGTTGTACTTTCCGTCACTGCGCCTGCTGCTGTAACTGCGGGTGATATTGTGTTGGTAGGTGCAAACCTGTTTGGTGTCGCGTTGGGCGATGCCGCAAGTGGCGCTTCGGTTGAAATTCAGACCGAGGGTGTTTTCAGCGTCGCTAAGACCTCTGCTCTGGCTATCTCAGCGGGTGATATTCTTTATTATCACTCAAGCTCAGGGCTTGTTGATAAAACCGCAACTGCCGGTGTTTCAGTAGGCATTGCAACTGCCGCCGCTGCAAATCCGTCATCTACGGTAAATGTACTGCTCGAAGCAGGATTATAAGATCAGGGGCTTCCTTCGGGGGGCCTCTTTTTTATTGCCTGCATACAGGCAGCAAAAAGGAGTTTGATTTTGGGAATTGATTTTGATGCTGACCTTCTTTCAATGCTAGACCTTAATGGTTTTGCCGTGACTGCTACATACGGCTCCAATTCAGTCAATGGCATATTCGATCAGGATTATTTCGAGATTATTGACAGCAATGCCGTTGTTGAATCAAGCCAGCCTGCATTCACATGCCGAACCATAGATGTTACAGGGATAGCGCATGGTGACACGCTGACGATAAACAGTGTGGCGTATAAGGTGGTAGGCAATAAACCTGATGGAACGGGAATGACCGTACTTCCGCTTGAGGCTCCATAATGGCGCATGCAATCCAGCAGATACACGACCTGATAATAACCAAGGTCACAGGATTGGCGACGACCGGCACCAATGTATTTACCGGCAGGGTATATCCGATTGAGCGAACGGAAATGCCCTGCTTGCTGGTATCAACCGGCGATGAATCAGTGACTTATGAAACTATCGGCGGCCCAAGGGCACAGAGGCGCGACCTTACCCTTGAGGTTGATATTGTAGTTTCTGTAAACGATACGATGGAAGCTTTAATGAACACCGTTCAACTCGAAGTTGAGAACGCACTTTCAGCCGATACCAAGCTTGGTTCAAATGTTTTGGATGTCCGTTATTTAGGCCGTAACAAGTTTTTAAGCGGTGATGGTGAAAAGCAGGTCGGGATAACGCGATTGAATTACTCAGTGCCGTTTGAGGTGCTGGAAAACGCACCTGATACATTATTAACAACATAGGAGACAGCAATGGCAAAACAGACACCTAAAGTTAAGAAAGAAAAAGTAGGCACGCAGCCTAGAAAGGAGAAGTAACCAATGACTATTTATAACCGGCTCTTACTGGTTAAGACCGAAACGACAAAAGGAACAGACGCGGTTCCGACACCAGCTGCAAACGCAATCAGGTGCGTGTCATTCAACTTTACCAAAACACAGAACAATGTTGACCGTGCTGTAGTAAAGCAGTCGATGGGCAATCTTCCTCATTTAATTGACCCTGATGCCTCATGGACGGTCGAGGTCGTTGTTGACCTGAAAGGCTCTGGCACGGCTGGAGTGGCTCCTGAGTTTGGCCCATTGTTTCTCGCATGCAGAACGCTTGAAACAGTCGTCGCAGCAACGTCTGTGGCATATAACCCAAGCACAGCTACAGAAAAGAGCATTACCGTATATGGCTATAAAGAAGGACAGCTATTCAAGGCTACAGGGGCGGTTGGAACTTTCACAATAGCTAATGACCGTGGCGCTCCTGCTCAGGCTACCTTTACATTGCAAGCTGCTTATATTGCTCCAGCGGTTGCGGTTGTCCCTGCTGGTGCAGTGTTTGATGCTACGGCTCCTGTAGTTGCGTCATCATCTGATGCTATATCTGACGGCACCACTATCCGCACAACGGCATTTAGCATTGATGCCGGTAATGATGTTCAGGAACACCGTACAACGGGCAACCATGAGTTCGTGGTAGCTAATCGTGCCCCGACATTGACCTTTACCAAGGATTCAATCGGCACCGCTGCTGAATGGACTGCGTTGGCTGCTGGTACGGCTGCTTCTATCTCCAGTACAACCGGCGCAACGGCTGGCAACATTCTGGCGATTACGGCTGCCAATGGTAAGCGTACAAGCGTAGCTCATGGTGAGCGTGCTGAACGTGATACTTTGGACGTTGCTTATAACCTGTTTGAGACTGCAACGGACGACCAATATGAAATCAAATTTACTTAAGGGGTGATTGGATGAAATTATTACGCGGACAGGTTGAGACGGTTACAGAAGGTGATTACACTGTAGTCGTCTCAGTTGTGACCACTGCGAAGCAGGCGCAGTTGATGGATTTGGCTCTTATCAAAGGAGCTGAGGGTCGTATTTCATTTATCAACT